TTTGTATTTTCAGCTGTTAGATATGTGTTGTCAGAACAACTATTTGTAGACTGGGTATACAAAACTAGTTTTGTTACACCAGTAATAGATGCAGGTGACCTAAGCCAAAAATCTATTTACAGATTTAATGATTTTAGATATGTAGAAGATTTTATTAAAGAAATCAAACCATTTAAATCTAAACTTAGAGATGTGACAGTAAAACAAAATTCTTTTGAAGAAGTTAATGTAAATGTAACAGATTTTGATTTACCTGCATATGTAAATTCCAGCGGCAAGATTAGTTTGCCTTCTAGCGACGCATTAAAGAATGTTTATCCTTTTAAAGATTGGTACGATAATAACAGTTACCATATAGATAGCATTCTTGTCGGTAATCCTGGAAACAGTTATAGAATTCCACCTTCAGTAACTATATTACCTGCAGTTGGTGATTCAGGTTCAGGAGCAACAGCCGTAGCAAAAATTAATAACGGTAAACTCATTCAAATTGATGTTACAAATAAAGGAACAGGCTATTACAAAACACCTTCGGTAATATTGGTTGGCGGGGGAAATTATGAACAAGGATTTGTTCAAGGATCTGCTTATGCTGTAATTAAAAATAGCAATGTTAGAACTAGTTCTATTGAATTCAAATTTGATAGAACTTCTGAAAAGGGATTATTTACAGGTGAAGTGTACAGTCAAATTTTTACCACTGACGGGGTAAAATTAAGTTATGTATTAACATATCCAGTTGATGATAACGATAAAAATTATCCAGCCTTACAAGATAAAAATACTATCAAACTTTATCTAAACGGTTCAGAAATAGGTAAAGAAGCGTATAGAATAGTTTTTAGAAAGGATCTATCAACAATAATAATTTTTAATGTGGCACTGGCTGCTAACCAGCAGTTAAGGATTGAGTACATTAAGAATATGCTATATAGTCGAGATATCTTCGATCAAACTACTACTTCTTTATTAGATACATTTAAATTAACTTTCCCTCCAGAACTTGATCCTCAAAAAATATTGATTAAACTTATCAATACTTCTAATAATACTGGATCAGAAGTTCCGTCTAGCGATTATAAAATAATCGTAAAACAGGAAAAAGTAGGATTTTCTAAGTACGCAGGGTATGTGCAATTTAAAACTATACCTCAATTAGGATCTAGAATTTATGTACAGTATGCAAAAAATATCAATATACAAAATGCTGTAGATAGGATAATTTCTAGTTACGAACCAACTTCTGGAATGCCAGGAAAAGATATAACACAACTATTAAAAGGTGTCGAATTTGGTGGTGTGGAAATACAAGGTTTAAACTTTAGTACAAGTTCTGGTTGGGATGGTCTTCCTTGGTTCACTCAAGGGTGGGACACATTTGCTAATGATTTTAAGGACTTGTTAGTAATTTCAAATGGAACAACTACTGTTTATAATTTAGGGTATGTGCCACAGATAGGAACTAATATCAACGTTTATTTCAATGGAGTAAGAGTTGATGATGAGAACTTTGGTACAGCGCAGCAAAAAAATAAAAATGCTCTATTTGCAACTATTATTGCTAATGGTGCTGACGAAACAATAACCTTGCCACAAGTTCCTGCTGCTGGAATAAAGATTGAAATTAGACAATCTATTAGTGATGGAGTAAATCTACCAACAGATGATTTTGTTTTAGATACTAATATCAGCGGCGGGGACTTCACCTTTGTCAACGATGCAGGTGAGATTAAATTTAAAACTGCTAATGGTCTTAAAGCAGACGACATTACTATTGATGGAGGACAGTTTTTATCAGTTGAACATAGTCCTGCTCCCGAAGAGCTTGTTAGAGGAGAAATCTTTGACACAGTAGCAATATCTGTTTTTAATAGTCCAAGCACAGGTAGTAATAAGATAGAAACTTATCAATTCCAATATGACGGTTCGACTAATCAGTTTGAAATTGAAGGATTGATAGAAAGTGAAGACTCTATCAGTGTTTACGTCAATAATTTTGTATTATCTAAGGAGGACTATTCTTCCTCAATTGATGCTAAAAATACAGTGGTTACATTATTAACTTCTGAATACGGGCTTGTCAATGCTTCGATTAATAACAGATTGCCTGTTACTATTCAAAAGACTTCTATTGGCGGTGAAGGATTATTACAAAAAATTTCATACATTGTTAGCTTAGATGATTATCAATCAGATTCTTTCGTTATAGACACCGCAGTTAATTATGATGACATCGGTAGTTTTTACATTTCCAATACAACTGTTAACAGTAGTTTGATAAAGGCTTCCGGAAGGTCAAAAAGAGCCAAAATTTTGATTAATCATCAAACTCAAAAACTACCACAAGGTACTTTGGTAACAATTATTTTATTTGATTCAATATTTAAAACCTATAGTGAAATTTTCAATCAAGAAATAGTTATTGATGGGTCCGGCTCTTATGCTCTAACTAGACCACCAGGAAATATTGAACCCTTACATAACATGGCCATAGTTACTAGATTAACTCCGTCAACTGTAAATTGGAAAGGTAATTGGGAAGAAAATACATCATATCTTGTGAACGATTCTGTATTTTATGGAAATAAGTCATACGAATGTATAGCACCACATATTAGTATACAGAGTATTACTAATTTAAATTTCCCTATGTGGCAAGATGCTGAACAATATACAATAAATGACATCGTATCATTTGAAAATCAAATTTATATCTGTATTAATAATCATACATCTAATTTGAATACCATCAATCCTACTAATGTGACCTACTGGAAGTTGCATGTAAGTAATCGGCCTGATGAGGATGTTGCTAATGGATATTGGGTTGAAATTCCAAAACAGAGATTGTCACCCCCAGAAACTGAGTATTATGAAATAACTGAAAATAATCAAGTTTTTTCTTTAGGAAAGAATGTTCCTTATGTATCCAGATCATTAACTTCGTTTGATATTGAAGTTTACAGAAATGGTTCAAAGATGGTAGTCGGTCAAGATTATGAATTTAATTTTGTAACGAATGAAATTACAATATCTAATAATAGAGCATTAATTGGAGATGTAATTGCTATATGTGTAATAAAGTCTGCTGATTATCTAATTAGAAATGGCCAGATTATTTTTAATGCAATTTCAAATCCTGAATTGAATCAAAAAATTATAGTTACTACATATACAAATCATGATGAAAACTTAATGCGTAGAGAAGTATTCAAAGGCTACGCAATACGAAATGAATACCGTTTAAGTAGACCAGTTTATTCTATCAATAATCTTTGGATAGATTTAAATGGTAAACCGTTGCTGCCTAATATTGATTACACGGTCATAGATCAAAATTATTTTAAAATTTCTAAAACTTTTGAGATAACGAACGATGATAGAATAGTAGCAACTAGTATTAGTGATATAGTTTCTGGTCCACCAATCGCTTATAGAATATTCAAAGATATGACAAATAATATTCAATATAAGAGATTAAGTAAAAAGAGTTCTACATCATTATCTAAAGGATTGTCACCATTAGATAGAGAAATTGAAGTTGAAGATCCTTCCATTTTTGAGGATGTTGCTAAAAATTCTAGAAGACCAGGAGTAATATATATCGGTGGAGAACGTATTGAATATAGAAGTAAAAATGGTAATTTATTAGGTAATTTAACACGCGGAACTAAAGGAACAGGCGTTGCAGAAATTTATCTAAGCGGTACTAAGATATTCAATTTCGCACAATCGGAAACTATCCCCTATAGAGAAGGTTTTATTACACAAAAATTTAAAACGCCAGAAGGTGCTAGATACAACCCAGAACTTAATAGATATGAAATTTATACTTCTAACACTTATAATCCAGTGACCAATTTAGCAGTCTATGAATTAAAGGACTTTAAGTTCAATGATGCTGTGCCATATGAAAATCAAGTCACTGTTTATTTGGCTGGAAAAATTTTACAGAAGCCATTAACTTCAGATAATTCTATCATTAGGCACGATTTTAATATAACATTGTTTTCTAATGAAGTTAATAGTGCAGGACAAACAGGTGATATTGAAATAACTCCTGATTTTATTATAGAAAAAGTGAATAATCAATATCTCTTAAAGATTAAAAATGACGCATTTGAAAGAATGCCCAACTATGAAATAGTACCAAATTTAGAAATTAAAGTAATCCAGAAACTTGGAAAAATTTGGTATACATTGGATGGACAAGATTCCATGCAACAAGAAGAAACATCACAAGCTAAGTTCCTTAGAGAATTCTTTGCAGAACTTCCTGATAAGTATTACTACGCAACTGGCGAAAACGTTGGAAAGAGCTACTTACGAGATGAGAACGGTGTTCTTTTAAGAGACGAAAACGGCGATACATTGGAGCAAGATTAATATGCCTAAATTAAGTGAATTTAATGTTATAAACACTGCAGGGTTGGAGAATACTATTATTCCTTTAATAGAATTAAATTCCGAAACCAATAAAAGAAATAAAAATATATTGATATCAGACTTGCGTACATTGATGCTCAATGCTTCAAAAGCGTCTGCACAGACATTAGGAGTTGTTAGAGTAGGTACGTCATTGACCATTGACAATAATGGAGTCTTAAACGTATTGACACCTATTCCCAGTCAAGCTACTAATAACGGAAAGATTTTAACTACCAATGGAACTACATTAGCTTGGCAGGATATTGCAGAGATTTCAGTACCTCCTGCTTCTACTACTGTATCTGGTATTGTTAGAATTGACGGAACGACAATTACTATCGATCAAAATAATGTTATATCCGCTAATGTTATTAGTGGCTTTACTGTTATTGCTCCTGATGACACTGAAATAGAAGATATTACTACATTGGTATTCACGGGCACAGGTATTACACTGTCCTCAGCAGGAAATGCAGTAACGTTGGATATATCTGGTGGCGGAAACGCTGACACCGGGGACTTTACATTTACAAATAGTGAAGCAAGTGTTCCCACAAGTGCTACAATGACATTGCTCGCCCCTGGCACAAATAATAAGGAATCAAAATTAACTCTTAATACTCTAACTACATCAACATTGTATGCAGCAAATTTATTAACACTGGGTGTTAATTATGGAACAGGTTCCGAACTGTATTGGCAATTTCTTGCCAATGGTACATTAGATGCTCCTGGAAAAATTATTACGCCCGAAATAGAAGGTAGGTTTGACGGCTTGGCAATGTATTCTAATTGGGAAAAAGATACTGGCATATCCATTGTGTCACAAACTAATTTAGAATCTGTAACATTGACATCAGATAGGTTAGTTGCTATTGTTACTAATTTTGGTTCAGAACAAAAAGATTGGGTTTTTGGCACTAACGGCACAATATCATTCCCGGATGGCACTGTGCAGTCTACTGCTTATTCTGGATTAGGTCTTGGTGGAGTTTCTAGAGGTAATTTTGGAGCAACGACTGCTTCTTTAGCTAATAATGCAACGGGTAATATTACTATCCCTGGATTCAAATCTTATATGTTGATGTCAATATATGTAGACAATGCTGCATGGGTTAGAATATACACTGATACAAGTTCTAGACTAGCTGACGCCAGTAGACTTGAAGGAACAGATCCCTCTCCAAGTTCAGGTGTAATTGCAGAAGTAGTTACTACTGGGCCAGGAGAGACTATATTAATAAGTCCAGCTACACTTGGCTTTAGTAATGAATCACCACCAACAACAGATATTCCTGTCGCCGTAACTAATAAAAGCGGCGTTACTCAAGCTATCGATGTAGTGTTGACTCTACTGCAACTAGAGAGTTAATATAATGTCAATATTAAAAAAATATGTTGAAACTAAAGAATATATTGTTACGGTCTTTAAAAAAGAAGATTTAGATTCAATATATGATGAATTAGAAACTTTAGGCAAAGCACCATCTAATACAGAGTTAACCAGGAGTGTGCGTTGCGTTGAAAGAAGACCTTCTAGTAGAAATACTGTTTATAAATTAACTGATTGGGAAGCTGCTCAGTTAAGGAATGATCCTAGAGTTCAATCTATCACAGTTAGTCCTAAATACCTTGGAATTCGAGCAGGTGAATTTGCGGTAACTCAGACCTCGACTCAGTGGAATAAATCTTTCACTAAAAACGTCAACATGCTAAATTGGGGATTATTGAGATGTTTTCAAGGGCAACAAACTTCTGGCTGGGGATCTGATAACACTACAAACACAAGTGGAACAATAACTTTAACACAAACTGGAAAAAATGTTGACATTATAATTGTTGACGGTGATGGGATCGTTTTCGATCATCCAGAGTATGCGTTGAATTCAAATGGTACTGGTGGATCTAGAGCGTTTCCTTATAATTGGTTTGAACATCAGACTGAAGTTGGTGGCTTTGGTGGAGCCAACTATTCCTATGGAATAAGCACACATGCTACTCACGTAGCCGGAACCGCAGCTGGAAACACTCAAGGTTGGGCCAGAGATGCTAATATCTATAATATCTATTATCTAGCAGGCGATACCAACAATTATAATTTTCCTTACGTATTTGATTACGTCAGAGAATTCCACAGAACAAAACCCATTAATCAAGTAACAGGTAGAAAAAATCCTACAATATGTAATAATAGTTGGGGAATGAGTATCTTCCCTCAAGAATGGAGTTATAATGATATCACAGCTGTCACTTATAGAGGAACTCGATATACAGCTCCTGAAGCCCCACCAGTTTTTATTGGTGAAAGTGGAGTTTATGCGCCAGACGCATTATTATCAAACTTTGCAACGACCACTTTGGAAAATTGTACGCAACGTATAGAGAATTTTGGAGAGTATAATGCTTCGTCTGGAAATGTAAGTGCTCCGCCATCTTGGACAATATCAGCTGATTATTATGCTTATTTAGAAATAACAGAAGCACCCTCTTCAGAATATGTTTGTACGATACAAGGACCAGCAGCACTTGAAGTTTTAGATGCAGTAGAAATTTATTCTGACTCTGGAAATTGTTCATTAACTATAATTGTTGAAATTTACGACTCCTCAAATAATCTTTTAAACACTTTCACAGACGGGCCATATACTGGTGAGACATATGTTGCAGGTTATATAAACCCACCGTTTATCAGCTTGCCTAATAATGAAATATATACAGTAAAATATAAAACAGAATTTGACGTTCAATCTGCTGATAATCCCACATTTGCAGTTTATATGTCTATGTTTGGTCTTGGTAATTTCGCCTCTTCTGGAGCAACAGTTAGTAATTTGACTTTTTCTCCTATTGATTCTGTTTCTAGTTTAACTTCATCTACTACTCCTACTGTAGGAAATAATGATGATGGTTATTGGGAAGTATCTTTACCTTTTACAGTAAATTATTTAGGAACGATTTATGATAAGATATATGTCGGTACTAATTTTTATTTTACATTCGGCGGAGGATCAACAACTTATTCGGCCATTAGTCCATCTAATCCACCTTTTTCAAAAATTATGGTTTGTTCTGATGATAATTCTATGCAAAGAATTTATTATGGGGCCACCGGTATTACACCTAATAGAGAGTTTAGAATAGTAGTTGAAGGAAATAATTATTATTCAGGAGTATTAGGATCACCTGGAATGAGAATGGAATTAACTTTCTATGAAAATGATCCGAGAATAGTTGATCTAACTATTGAACAAAATAATAAGAAAGGAACCTCCACCGCAGGGTTTTCCAATGCTCAACTAATTAGCTGGGGTCTCATAGAAGGTCAGCGTATTCCAGTCAGAGTTGATCCTATGGATGCCGATCTTGAAGATGCATATTCAGAAGGCATCATAATGGTAGGAGCTGCAGGTAATGGACAATGGAAACATGATGTCCCTGGTGGTTTAGATTGGAATAATACATTTGAAATGGCTTTTAGATATCCTGAAAGCGTCAATCAACCATATTACTACATGCGGGGAACAAGTCCGACAGCTAATGATACTATTAGCCATCCTCAAGGAATAAGAGAATTACCAGCAATTAGTGTAGGAGCTGTGGATGTTATCAGTAATGAATCCAAAGCAACCTTTAGTGATTGTGGGCCAGGAGTTGATATATATGCTCCTGGAAGGGCAATTTTAAGTTCTTATCCTTCAAGTGATACTTTTGATCCTAGAGGAACTGTTGGACAATCGCATTATATGGAAAAACTCAGCGGGACTAGCATGGCAAGTCCACAAGTTTGTGGGGTATTGGCGTGTGCTTTAGAAATTTACCCACATTGGAATCAATATCAAGCCAAAGAATATATTACAAAGATATCTAAAAGTTCTCAATTATTAATTTCTAATGGTGGCCCAGGAGATTCCAGAGACCTACAAGGTTCCCCTAATAGATATTTGTATTACAAGCAAGAAAGAGTTTTGAACGGTAATACGTATCCTAAAATAAATTATAATGCTAGACCGACTACAGGTGCGGTATACCCAAGAACACGTATAAGAAAAACGTTGTAATGATGAAATTTTAATTAACTACTTAGATAAAGATGCTAGATAAATATTAATATGGAAAATGATAAGGTCCAAGAAATGAATGAAAAAAACAACGAAAAAGACCAAAAATCTGGGGTCAACGAAGCAGCAGGCTTCCATATAGAAGGTCATATCAAGATTTTTAATCCAGAAACACAGGAAGTGTATGTCGATAAAAGAAATGCTATTCATTATGAGAATATGAGTATTTCTCTTGCCGCTGCTTTAGCAAATCAGGGTTTCGGGATAATTGAGGGGATGAGTTTTGGTAACGGCGGAAGTACTGTAGATCCAAATGGTATTATAACCTATCTAACTCCTAATAATATTGGATCAAATTCTGGTCTTTATAATCAAACGTATTATAAAGTTATTGATCCAAAAAATGTTTTGAATATTGATCCTACAAGAAATTTTACAGAAATTAGACATGTTCGTGGTACCGTTTATACTGATATTTTTTGTAGCGTACTACTAGATTACGGTGAACCAGCAGGTCAGGCAGCATATGATAACGCACAAAATTTAAATAGCGATTTTGTTTTTGATGAAATAGGTCTTCGAGCCAGTAGTCAAGATGGAAACGAAGGTGCTGGAAGATTATTAACTCATGTTATTTTTCACCCAGTACAAAAAAGTTTAAACAGATTAATACAGATAGATTATACTGTTAGAATACAAACTTTAACGACTTTTAGTGAGACTCGATAATGTCATATACAGTACCTTTTAGTGACCCATCAAAAGCTTCTAATCCTATTACTGTCAATGATTTGACAGAAAATAACACCAGCACTAGTTTAAGTTTAGTAGGTAGAAATTTTTCAAATTACGGAACTAGTTTCGCTAGAAATTTTGTACATCTTTTAGAAAATTTTTCTAGTCCTAATAGTCCTAATAATAGTATTGAAGGGCAGTTATGGTATGATAACAGTAAAAAGAGATTATTTGTAAATGATTCTACGGCAGGTGCTGGAAATTGGAGACCTGCAGGCGGAACTCATGTTGGTCCAAGTGAATCACAACCTCAAAATCCTTTGTTAGGAGATTTGTGGGTAAACACATTGACCCAACAGTTAAGTTTATATAATGGTAATAATTGGATATTAGTTGGACCTGCAGCATTATCTGGATCCAAAACAGGAGTCTATGTTGAGCAAATTAAGGATGCGGAACAGGGAGTAGATCATTTTGTAACTGTAGAATACAATAATGATGTACCAATGAAAATAACTGCTACTGAATCGTTTATTCCTCAAAGAACGATCGAGGGTTTTGTAAAAATAAATGCTGGTATCAATATTAGTCAGAAGAAATTTATTGGTCCAGCTGATACTACTATTGCAAATACTATTGCTAAAATTTATGGAACCGCTACTGCTGCTGATTCTTTAAATGTTACATCGCCCTCTATTTCAGAAGTACATGCTAACAATTTCGCTAGACGTGATATTGGAAATAACTTCTATGGCCAACAAAGTATTTTAAATGATGTTGGAATAACAATTGGTGCAGCTAGTAATTTAAGTTTTTCTGTAGTTCAAGGAACTAGTGTAATTAAAAATACATCAGATGGCGGGTCAATTGATGTAATCATAGCTAAACAAGGCGCACAGAATTTAATTTTAAAAATTGATGGACAAAATAGGAGAGTTGGTATCAATCATGCGACTCCGAATGCCGAGCTAGACGTGTTTGGTGATGCGTTCATCAGTGGCCATTTAACTATGACTGGAGTTTTAGATTCCACATCAACTACTACTGGTTCCTTACAAAGCAGAGGCGGCGCAGGTATCGCTAAAAATTTATTTGTAGGAAAAAATATTGTAAGCAAAGGGCACATACAAGTAGGTGAAATTGATGACAGCGGAAACAATATTTCTGGCACTGCTATAGTACCTTCTGCTAATCTTTTATATGATATCGGAACACCGACATTAAAGTTTAGAACAATTTATGCTCAAACTTTTAACGGCTCATTTAGCGGAGCATTTACTGGAACTGTGACTGGTTCTATTATTGGCCCAGCATCCAGTCTTGCTAATTCAACTAACTTCCAGATGTCAGGGAACGTTGTTACTATTCAGCCTGCTTCATTTAGTGGAGCTGGTGGAACATTAACATTGAACACGCGAATTGATGATACTGCTATTACTGATAAAACTGAAGTTGTTGATAATAGAAGTGATGACGAATTATTAATTTATAGACAAAATGTTGGTTTACGCAGAGTAAATAGAACCAGCTTTTTATTAGGTGAAGCATTTATACCTATTGGAACAGTTTTTCCTTTCGCTGGAACACAAGTTCCCTTAGGATACTTATTATGTGACGGCGCATTAGTATCCAGAGTATCTTATCCATTCTTGTTCCAAGTAATAGGTAGTACATACGGTTCTGCAGCCGGCGGCGCTTTCTTTAGAGTTCCGGATTTGAGGGGTAGATTTCCTTTAGGGAATGTTGAAATGACAAATTCCTTACAAAATGTAATTCATTCTACTCTAGTACCATTGTCCATTGACAGTAAAGTTACATTCGATGTTATTAATTCGTCTAATATTGTTGTTGGTATGGTAGTCACTACTAACGAAGGAACTGTGCCTTCTAATACTTTAGTAACAGGTATTCAAGGTAATACCATTACTGTTGACAAATCAATTACAGTTCCCATAACAGCTACGCTGACTTTTACTTTGGTATTGTCAAAATCAACTATTCCGTTGAACGATCCCAATCGTGTAAGTAGAACAACTACTAGTAATGCACCTTCTTCCATGGGTGGGGAGGGCGGAAATAGCATTACTTCTGTTGATATTACTGCTGTTGGAACAAACAGACAATATACTAGTATAGGATCTGGACAAAGTATTAATACCAGTTTACAAATTGGGACCACAAGCCCTTATTTGACTTTAAATTACATAATTAGAGCCGGTGTAGCCGGTGTATCAGAATAAGGATTTGAAATGCCATATATCATTAATAGAACTGACGGAAGTATTGTAGCAACAATAACTGATGGCACAGTCGACAGAGTCAGTACTTCATTGACTTTGATAGGTAAAAATTATAAAGGAATTGGGGAATTTTATAACGAAAATTTAGTACATTTATTAGAAAATTTTTCTAATTCCACACCCCCAGAAAATAGAATCACAGGTCAGATGTGGTATAACACTACAACTAACAAAATGAATGTGTTTGATGGAAATAACTGGAGACCAGTAGGAAGTCCTTTTGTTACCAATGCTAATCCAGGAAATTTTGTTGCAGGAGATCTTTGGATAGACACGTCAAGTCAACAATTAAAATTTTATGATGGCAATAATTTAATAACTGCTGGACCAATTTACACAAACAATCAAGGAAAAACTGGTTGGATCGTTGAAGAAATATTAGATAGAAGCGGAAATTCAAAAATTCTAGCAGTGATGTATGTTGCAGGTACTAAAGTTGCGATTTTTAATACTACTAGTTTTGTTCCTTTATTAGCTATAGATGGTTTTACAACTGGTACCAATCCGTTAAAAGCAGGGTTTTCATTTAGTTCATTGGTTGCGGATAACAATATCAATGCCCCAGCTCAATCAGCAATATCGTTAATAGACCCAGTTGATGGAAATTTAACCACTGATAAATTTATACGATCTGACAAATCTGGTAGTATTAATGGTAGCTTGACAATTTCTAGTATAAACGGCATAGTTGTTGGACCTAATTCTAATTTATCTGCCTACATTGATGTAACAGGTGGCGCAGGCAATGAAAAAACAGTAATTGCAAATTATGCCTCAAATACTAAAATGATTTTGCAGGTAAAAACAACCAATACTTTTCAAAATTCGATAACTTTAAATCCTGTAAACAAGTCAGTAGTCTTTTTTGATGGCGATACTTGGCAATCCACATTATTAAATATTCCTCAGGTTAATATTAATGCTAATACAACTATTCAAGGAAATTTAGTTGTTAATGGAGCTACAACTTTTACTAATTCAACTACACTTCAGATATCAGATAAAAATATTGAATTAGCAGTTACTAATACTCCTACTGATACTACAGCAGATGGTGCAGGTATTACAGTATTAGGCAGCACTGGAAATAATAAAACTATTATTTGGAATTTAAATGGTGTAATAGCATTACCAAATAATATTTCTGCCTGGACGTTCAGCGACAATATCAAAATTCCTGCATCAAATAGTTACTATATTGGTAATTCCTTATTAGCTAATTCAACAACTTTAGGATCGACTATTATTAACAGTAGCCTAACATCAGTAGGTGATTTAATAGAGTTAACTGTTGACAAAATTAATATTAATGATAATAAAATAACTGTTGATAGTGGTTTCGATTTGGAAATTAGTGTTGATTCAGGACAAATAATTTCTTTAGAAAATCAAGTGCGCATCACTAATGTATCAGATCCATTATTTGCTAATGATGTGTCAAATAAAAATTATGTTGACAGTGTAAAAACTTCTGTCAATTACTTAACTATTGATATTACTAGTTTAGTAAATCCTAATGTCAGTGCTGTAGCGCAAATTGATGCGTTAATACCTGCGATTAGTGTGAATTTAGAAGATGTTGTTAGAGTTTTATGTTTATCTTATGCCAATGGAGTTTCAGCACCCACAGTGACAAGAATATTGAAAATTTTCAAGTGTCAAGCAGTGGTCGGAATTAGGACTTGGGTACATCAAACAGGACAAGATCAATTAATACTTTGATGGAGTGAAATGAATGCCTTATTTAATTAGATTAAGCAATGGTGATATTGTAGCAGATATTCCTGATGGAGCTGTAGATTCTGCTTCCACTTCATTGGATTTAGTCGGTAAAAATTTATCAGGATATGGTACATATCAAAATACAAACTTTGTAAGACTGTTAGAAAATTTTTCAAATTCTATAGCACCTGACAGCCCTGTTGTAGGTCAAATTTGGTATGACTCAAATAAGAATAAGTTAAAAGTATATACAAGTGTTTTAACTTCTGCGATAGGTGTGACTCCGGAAACATTTGCTACTGAATGGAAAGAGATAGGAAATTTAAACTCCGGAAATACAGAGCCTAGTATAGTAACTGCTAAATTAGGCGATATGTGGTATAATACAGATACGAAGTCGTTATATATTTTTAATGGTCAGATATTTGACATAGTTTCCACAGGAATTCCAGGATTTGCTCGGTCTAGGCTTGAAGGTTCTGTTGTACAAGGCTCCATTAACGGCGCTCCACCTGTAAATATACCTATTTTAAATCTTTATGTAGATAATAGCTTAATAGGAATTATATCTAAAGTTAATTTTATTCCCTCAACAACTATACCAGGACTACATGTTAATAGTCAAACTCCTGGATTAATCACTAAAGGATTAACGCTATCTAATGATTCTATAATAAATGGCAGAGCAGAGCAAGCATTAAAATATGTGGATCCTGTAGACGGTGCTTTACCTACAACTAGTTTTTTAAGAACTGATAAAAATTCTTTACAAACTGTCATAGGCTCAGTTAAGATATTAGGTAATGTTGGTGCAGGAAGTATTAGTACATCTTCAATGATAAATTTTGGAAATTACAACGGAAGCGGATCATTTTCAACATTAGAAGATGCTATTATATCTTTTTCAGGTAAAAAACTAATTTTAAATCAAATAGAAAACACTACCAATAGAGATATATTATTATTTGATGGATCAAATTCTGAAGTAATAATTTCTCCTGTAGCTAGTAATGTTAGTTTAGGTACTACAATAAAGAAATTTAAAGATATACATGCGATTACTGTAACTTCAAATGTAACAGGAAATTTGAATGGTAATGTTACTGGAAATTTAAATGGAGATCATACTAGAGTCGATAAATTACAGACTCGAGATGGGCTTTCTACAGCAGTAGATTTAACAAAACCTACTACTGAATTTTACGGAAAATTTATTGGTGATGTTTCTTCATCAAATCTAGTCGGTACTAACCTTACTGCTCAACGATTGGTGTTTGTTGGAAACAATGGAAAATTGATTGACGACAGTAAAATTACTTTTAATGGTACCAATGTCACTATAGATGCAGATTTGACAGTGACAGAAGATGTTATTATTAATGGAACTTTGACGGTAACCGGCGGGTTATCCAGTGAAACCACTGGATCACACAAGGGTAATGTGTTAGCATCAGACAATTCTGTCGCGTATAACCATGTAACAAAAACTTTCACAGGAAGTTTAATAGGCAACGCTAGTACAGCATCGTCTTTCGCAGTTTCCAGGACTATTAATGGAGTAAGTTTTGACGGAAGTTCAAACATTACAGTAGAAGATAACACTAAAATGCCTTTAACAGGTGGCACAATAACTGGCGATCTTGCAGTTTCAGGAAATCTTGTGTTATCATCAACCCCTACTCAAAATTATCATGCTGTTAGTAAAGGATATGTTGATGCTTTAGTTGATAGTAGACCGTTAGTTTTTAGTTTAGATACTAAAGGACTATCTACTACTGGTTCTGGACCAGGGTCTGTAGTAGAAGTACTAAACGCATTAGTACCGCCAGCTAACTTCTCTGTTAATTTTCAATGTAGAATATCATCAACTATACAGAATGTTGGTTCAACAGTTACTACTGATACTAGAAACTTTATCAGTATCACATATGTAAGATCAGTGTCTGTTACTACAACTGTGGCAAACCCAACTAGAAACAATAATTTAATTTATAGAGTTAACAGTTCAAAAACAAGTTGGGAATATGTATCAGGTTAAATTGTATGAAAATTATATCAGTAATGTTGATAATATACTTAGACTAGTAGAAAAAGAAAATGATAGATTTTTTGTTAGAAGCGAAAATGAAAAGTATAATTTCCATACACAATATGGTGATAGTAAATTGAAATCACATTTTTTATGGAACATGACAGAAGATCTTAAAGAAGAAATATTGAATGGATTGAATAATGAGGATAAAACTGCACATGGAATAACAATTAATAGATATGATCCAGGCGATTTTTTATTAAGACATAGAGATAGCCAGGGAAGTTACTATAAGTTTAAATTGATATTCCTAAGAAGTGACAAACCTCACTTTAAATGGTATGATGAAAGTGGAATTGGACATTTGATTGATGAAAAACCAGGAAGTTATTTAGAAATGCCAATACATTTAGAACATGAAGTTACAAAAATAGAGCAAGACGAACGTCCAAAATACAGTCTTGTATTAAGTTGGGGATTATAAATGGCGAAAGAAATTAGAAAATTATTGTTTTTAAAATCTACAGGAGTTGTAATTGGTGAAATTACTAACGACACTGATGCTTCGGTATTGGATTTGACTAAGTTTAATGTTAAAACTGTAGAAATGGATCCTGATACAGAATACTGGATTGGTGATTTTAATTCTGGAAAAGTTGTTTCTAAAATTGAAAAGCCATTGATAACAGAGGCTATGGTAAAATATTCATCCAATGTTAAAGCTCTAACAGAGTATCCAATTCATAAACAATTGAATATTATGATAGAT